TGGATTAGAAAGTTTAGTACCTGCAATTGAAGGCTTTATGAAGCGCAACCTTGGTCCTAATCAAGCAGCAATTGAGTTGCGTACTACGCCTGAATACATCAAGCGTTTTAAAGGTAATGACTTACGCCGTGCTTCTGGTAAGAATGCATTGACTGAGGCTGAGTACCTAGCAGTTGAAGATGCATATGACCAAACACTTCGTGCTTATGGTCAGCAGAACTACTTTGGTATTGACCGTAAAACTAAGCAAGAAAAGGCTGCCGAACTTATTGGCAATGACATCTCTGCCGTAGAGTTTAAAGACCGCATTCAATTAGCGGTTGACCGTGTACAGAATGCGGACCCAATGACTAAGAATGTTCTTAAGCAGTTCTATCCTACGCTTAATGAGGCTGACCTTATTGGTTACTTCCTTAACCCTATAGATAACTTACCTAAGTTGCAGGAAAAAGTTACAGCATCTGAGATTGGTGCTGCTGCTAAAGGTCTTAACCTTGCTACTGATGTTGCTGCAGCAACTGACCTTGCCAAGTATGGAGTTACTCAAGCACAAGCCCGTGAAGGTTACTCAACAATTGCTAGCATATTACCTGGTACTCAAAAACTTGGTGATATTTATGGCGAATCTGACATTAAGTATGCACAGAAAGAAGCAGAAGCCGAAGTCTTTAAGGGTAATCAAGATGCAGCAACTAAGCGTAAGCGCTTAGCCTCTATGGAACGTGCCGCTTTTAGCGGCAGTTCTGGTACAGGGCAGTCAAGCCTAACAAGAAATACACAAGGCTTACTCTAAAAAATAGAATCCAGAGCGGACCCACCAGCCCCGCCTGCGTATAAGACTGGTAGCAGAAGCCAGACGGTATTCCCCAATACCGAACCTGTGGTCTGCGATTCAACTAATGAGATGGGAGAACGGTTGCTATGAGCAACAACTACTGGGACGAAGAAGAAGACGACATCGATACAACTCCAAACACTGAAGAAGGCGCAATGAAACAATTGCGCAAGGCTAAGCGTGCGGATGAAAAGCGTATCAAGGAGTTAACCGAGCAACTTGAAACATTCACTAAAGCGCAACGTGAAGCAGTTATCAAGAAAGTCCTAGAAACAAAAGGCGTAAGTCCTAAAGCGGCACGATTAGTAGCACGAGAGATTGAAGGCGACTTCACTGAAGAGACAGTTTCTAACTGGCTTGATGATAACGCTGAAGTCTTTGGACTACAAGTGCAGCAGGAACAGCCTGCAAATACCCTTGACCGTGCAGCCCTACGGCAGCAGGACATGGTAACACAGCAGGCGATGACGCCTGATGCCGACCAAAATCTGGCATACCAAGTAGACAACGCTTCGGAAGAAGAACTGCTTGCCATGATTTATTCAGGCAAAATTAATTAACAACAACCGAATCTAATACCCTCATAAGGAGGTGCAATAAATGGCTAATGCATATACAACCACAGGCTCCAACTCGCTTGGAGGTACCGTTGGTGGTGCTGGTCTCGTACAAAAGGCTTATGACCGCCTCGTCGAGTTCGCACTCCGTGCACAACCACTAATCCGTTCAGTTGCCGATAAGACACCTGCACGTCAAAGCATCCCTGGTTCATCAGTTGTTTTGCAGCGTTATGTTGACTTAACAAAGAAGACAGCAACACTCACAGAAACAGTTGACCCAGATGCAGTAGCGTTGGCAACACCAACCTACACAACAATTACTCTTGCAGAGTATGGTAACGCAGTACTTGTAACACGTGCGTTGGAACTATTCAGCCTTGCTGATGTAGACCCAGCAATCGCTAACATCATTGCGTTCAACATGGCAGACTCAATTGACGAAGTTGCTCAGACAGTGCTACGCGCTGGAACGAACGTACTTCGTGGCGGAACTGCTACATCTCGCGGAACAATCACATCTTCTGACACATTTACTTCAGCACTTGCTCGTAAGGCAACCGCTAAGTTGCGTTCAGAGAAGGCTATTCCTCGCAAGGGTTCACTCTACTGGGCTGGTATCCACCCAGAAGTTTCACATGACCTTCGCGCCGAAACAGGCGTAGGTTCATGGCGTCAGCCACACGAGTATCAGTCAAATGATGCTATTTGGGCAGGCGAAATTGGTACATACGAAGGTGCTTTCTATGTAGAGTCACCACGTCTGTACTCAGACAAGTTAGGTGCAGACCGCACAGCACTTGCAACTACAGCAGTAACTGTAGCAGCAGCATCAGCAGCGACATCATTTGGTATCGCTTCTTCTTCTGCTATCGCAGCATCTGCACAGCCTGGAGATAAGATTTCAGGAACAGGCATTGCGTCTGGTTCTCTTGTTGTATCTATTACAACAACTGGTGATACATCAACAGTTACTGTTGACACACCATTCTCTGCTGCTGTTACATCAACTACAACAATCACTGTTACACCTGAGACAAAGGTATTCAATACCTACTTTGCAGGACAGCAGGCATTGGCTGAGGCAGTTGCCGAAGAGCCACACGTTGTAATTGGACCAGTCGTTGACAAGTTGATGCGTCACCGTCCACTCGGATGGTACGGCGTACTAGGTCACGCTATCTACCGTGAAGAGGCTCTATATCGTATTGAGACATCTTCATCAATTGACTTTGTGTAAGCAATAGTTAACTGACGACAGAGCAGGGGCAGTAATGTCCCTGCTTTGTAGTAAGTCAACTAAGGAGACTAATGACTAAGTATTACTTAAATCCTCCTACGGAGGAGTATGGTCCAGCAGGCGGTGGACGTTTGTTTATCCGCTATCGCTTGACACGAGGCATCAGTCTTATGCGCAACAACGGCGTTTGGTCTGAGATTAGATTTCCTACCGAAGACATCATAGGAGAGGCTGACAAGTTTTATCTTGGTGGCAGTGAATATGAAATTGATTTAGGTACATACGATTCTTTGGTAGCACAAGGATACGGGGCATACGTAAGGACAGAATAATGGAGCATCAACATATTAGCAAGGTGCTTGAATGGGGATTCAGCGCAGACCATAACTTTATGGCAACTCTTTGGGGTTGCGTGTTATGTGATGTAACAGCAGATAAGCCGTTTGAGTATGAAGACATTTCAATTGACCACACAGCGTGTGATGATGATTGTTTTGGTTGCAAGGCTAAAGGTCTGCAACTAGCAACAGGGGACGCAGCAGGCAACATTGTTGCTAGCGGTACTACTCAGAAAAAGTGGGACAAAGAGTTGGCTTTCTATAAAGAGGCTAGAGCACAAGGTGTACAACCTGAAGGCACTTCTCGTAAGGTTATAGAAAAAGCACTAGATGCATCAGAGGTTTTAAACAAACCTTACAATGCAGGAAAGATGCCTAAAGCCAAAGATGTAACTAAAGAAACCGTAGCAGTAATGAAAGAAATAGGTCAAATCTAATGGCAGCAAAAAAGAAGGCAGCCTCAATGTCAATGAAGAAAGACATAAAGCAGGATGCAAAGATGATGAAGGGCATGAAGCCAGCGCAGAAGTCCGCCTTCAAAAAGGCTGACAAAAAGATGGATGCTAAGCGACCTACTGCTAAAGCAGACATGCGTATGGACATGGCTCTTCGTAAGCGTTTAATGTCAAAGAAGGGTAAGTAATTATGTGCACAGCATGTGGATGTAAGGATACAGCAGTAACTATTGACGCACCAGTGCGTAACAGTACAAAGCCAGCAGCAGGAGCAATCCCTGGCTACACACAGGGTTCATCAATTGGTGGACAAGAACTTCATCGCTCAGATGCAAGTGTCATTAAGGGTTGGAATGTTCCAGCACCATACGGAAAAGGAAAGTAACAATGGCTAACGAATACATGAAATCAAATGAGACAGCAGCAGGTCTTGTTATTCCTGCAAAGGTACGTAAGGCTGCAACAGATACATCATCTGTAAACAAGGCTCAGTTTATGGGCGGAGTAGGTCCAGCAGTGGCACCTATGTCAGCACCACGCTCAGGCAAGGGTACATCTATGGGACCTGCACAGGTCATCAAGGGTGTGTACACACAGCCTGAAGGCGGACGTAGACCGTAATGGCTACCGCTAAAAAACCAATGAAAGCAAGTCTTTCAAAAACACAAATTAATAAAATTAAAGCAATGCCAAAACCTAAAACATCAGTTGGTTCAGTGGCTAAAACTTTTGATGTTAAGAAATTAATACCAAAGATGACTCCACAGGATAAAGCAATGCTAAATATTTTAAAGAAAAAATACGGCGAGAACGTTTACAAAGGATAATTATGACAGACCCTAGACTAAAGCGAGCAGGAGTGTCAGGCTTTAATAAGCCTAAGCGCACACCAAACCACCCCAAGAAGAGCCACGTAGTTGTGGCTAAAGAAGGTAGTACGGTCAAGACTATTCGCTTTGGTCAACAGGGCGTTACTGGTGACCGCAAACCAACTGCTCGACAGGCTTCATTTAAAGCCCGTCATGCTAAAAATATTGCTAAGGGCAAAATGAGTGCCGCATATTGGGCAGACAAAGTTAAATGGTAATGGCTAAAAAAGTTTGGGAAAAACCAAACCCAAAGAAAAAATCAACACCGCTATCGCCTGCTGCTAAAGCATCAGCCAAGGCTGCTGCTAAAAAGGCTGGTAGAAGGTATCCAAATCTTGTAGACAATATGAGAGCCGCACAGAAGAAAGGTAAGTAATGACTACATATGGAACTGCAACTTACAATGGAACTACTTATACCTTGTATGGTTTTCCTGGGTCTACACTTCGTGACGAACTCAATCGCCTTGCTAATGGTGGGGAATATCCACCGCTTACAGAATACAAGGATGAAGACGGAGCAGTTAATGACTGGGTTGGAACACCAGCAGGTACACCTTTAGCATCTGCACTAAATCTTAAGTCTGACCCTAACCGTGCATACACGGCATACAAGGGCAACAATGCTGCTGCATGTGAGATTGCAGGCATTACAGACCCAGCCAAATACATTGAAATTGTTACCGCACTAAGAACGGTTGCTTCCTAATGACAACACTAGACAATTTAATTGATGATGTACAGATAGACCTTGCAGGTTTTACGTACCGTCAAGACCGAGCAACTTACTTAGTATCTGCTGCTACCAGTTCAGACTTAGTACTTAATGTTGCTACCACCGACAATATTGCCAAAGGCATTATTGAAATTGATAATGAAATGATGTGGGTAGATTCTTATGACCGTCAAGCAAACACTGTTACTATCGCTCCTTTTGGTCGCGGATACAATGGCACTACTCCTACTGCTCACGCTACTAATACAAAAGTAGTTATTACTCCTACGTTTCCACGTCAAGTGGTTAAGCGTGCAGTCAACGATACAATTGGTGCAGTATACCCAAAGGTATTTGCTACTGGATATACAGGCGTAACATTCTTGGCTAGCCGTACAACATACGAAGTACCACAAGAAGCCATTCAGATTCTTTCAATGGCATGGCAA